TTGGCGAGGGTACAAATAAGGTCAGACTTGCAATAACTGAATTAGCAATACTTGAACAACTTGTAGATGGTGTATAATATATATATGTATCTAGATAAATATAAACCTAAAAATAACATAACTCCACATATTATCAAAAATTTTTTTACTGATGAAGAGGTAGAAGTTTTGCTTGCAATAGTCAAGTATCAAAAAAATGCTAAAGATTTAAATGAATTTTATGCCCCATTAGTTTTGCCAAAAATGGCACGAATGCAAATAGAGGTTATGTACCCAGAGCATATACGTAGAAAACTTGAAAAATTTGCTTCAGATATGGTTGGAGAAGAAGTTTTTATGTTTCATAACAGTTATTTAAGTTATAATCAAGAGCATAATCCAGGAGTAAATCCAAAACTTCCACCACATTTTGATTCAGATAATTATTATACTAAACTAACGCTTGACTATCAATTAGATAAAAATATTGATTGGCCAATTATTATTGAAGAAGATGAATTCAATCTTGAATATGGAGACCTTCTTGTTTTTTGGGGCGCTGGCACAATCCATTGGAGAGAGCCAATATTATTTAATGATGGAGATAATACTGAAGTTTTAACTATGCATTTTTCAACTAAAAAAGATTTTGAAGAATTAAATCTTGTAGCAAGAAGTCAAGAAGAAAGAGAAAAAAGAATGAATGCTTGGGTCAAGGATCCAAAATTTTATAAATATCAAGAAGAATATTATGCAAAAGATTCATTGTTAAAATAAATAGAAAGTAGTTTACTTTGGAACAAAATAATACAACACTAGAACAACTTAATGATCTGTCAGATATAGCAGAGTTTATGCAAGATGAAGACCTTACAACTGCACTGACTATGATTGCTAAACTTATTATTAAACCAGATATTCCAATTCAAGTTGCAACCTTAGAAATTGTTAGACTTCAGGCTATTGCTGCTAAGTTGGCATTAAAGGCAACTTGGATGGCAAATGTTGACAAAAGTAACAGGGGAAAGAAAAACATTTACTATACTGCAGCAGAGGCAGTAAACAATTTAGTGTCAGCACTGAAATATATTACCAGATAGTGTATACTTATCTAAACAAAGGAATATAATGACTAAAAGTTTACTACAACAAGTAATGGTAAAACAAGCAAAGGCAGAAAGTCACATAGATACTAAATCTTTAGTTGAGGCTATTGAAAAAGGCTATCTTGTAGGTCGTGACAAAAAGTTTGTTCAAAAGAAAACATTTGCCCCATCAACAATTGCTTATGGGTTTGGTGAGTGCGCTAGATATTGGTACTTAGCCTTTGATGGCAACGAGTTTGATGACTTGACTACGCCATTCTCTGCTGCAAATATGGGCAATGGTACGTTATCTCATGGAAGAATTCAAGATGCAATTCTTAATTCTGGAATAGCAAAAGTATTTACTGATGAAAAGACTGGCAAGCCAACAACTGAATTTAAAATTAGTAACCAAGATCCTCCAATTTTTGGATATGGAGATGGTATTTTAATTATTAATGACGAAGAGGTTGTACTAGAAATTAAAACAACTGGAGAAGAAGCATTTCAGTATTATAAAAGAATGAATAAGGCTAAAAAAGGTCACATCATTCAGATACTACTGTATATGAAAATTCTTAAGAAGAAAGATGGAGTTTTATTATATGAAAATAAAAACAGCCATGAACTTCTTGCAATTCCAATTAGTGTAAATGATTATTACAGACAATGGATAGACAATACATTTAACTGGCTAAGAGAAGTACGCAAGGCTTGGGAAGATAGAACTCTTCCTAATAAAAACTATCGTGCAAATTCAAAAATTTGTAAGAGTTGTCCAGTACAAAAAGCCTGCGCTGATGCAGGAGCAGGAGTAATTAAAATTGCTCCACTAGAAGGTCTAAGTGAAGCCGTGTAGTTGGTGCGAGAATATGTTTGATGCTACAGTAAGTTATCAAATTTACTGTAGTCCAACTTGTAGAAATGAAGCAACAAAAGTAAAAATTGCTAACAAGCAGGCATTAAATAAAAGAAAAAAAAGAATTGGCAAAGATAGAAAATGTGCCAGAGGTTGTGGAACTACCCTTTCAATGTACAACGACGTTAACTATTGTCCAAATTGCACGGTAGATCCAAAAGAATTACACAGAATGCTTAATCAAATTAAAGGTTATATGCAATATGAACAAGAATAAATGGGGCTTTGCTATTAAACCAAAAAGTATATGTTCTATTGATGCTAGCACTACCAGTTTTGCATTTGCTGTATTTAATGATGATGTTCTTGGAACAGTTGGCAAGATTAATTTTGAAGGTAACACAAACTATGAAAAAGTCATGGATGCATGTAATAAGACTAAATCTTTTTTAGATTACTATGGAGGATTTGAGGCTATAGTAATTGAGCATACAGTTTTTATGAATAGTCCAAAGGTTGCTGCAGACCTAGCACTTGTTCAAGGGGCCTTGTTAGGGGCAGCAGGGCTAACTGGCACAAAGGTTATAGGAACAGTTTCTCCAATAACTTGGCAAAACTTTATTGGTAATAAGAAAATTGACAAAGATGAAAAGTTTGCCATACGATCAGCAAATCCTGGAAAGTCAGAGTCTTGGTATAAGACCTATGAAAGAAATTTACGCAAAGAAAGAACAATAAGGTTTATCAATATGCAGTATGATAGATCTATAACTGACAACGATGTAGCAGACGCCTGTGGCATTGGACATTGGGCTATAAAAAACTGGGATAAAGCAATGGGAGTTGACAAGTAATGCCAGAGTTAAATGCAAACATACCACCGATTTCGTGTTATGTAAGAGGAAATTATTTAAGAAATCATAAAGACAGTCACGATAAATATTTTGAGTGCGTAGTCTTTGGTGTTTCAAGTTTAAAATCTAGAAGTCCACTATTTCATATCATGATGCCAGATGGCGGTCTTTGGTGGAGGCTTCCAATTTCTGCTTTCTGTACAGAGCCAGGAGTTCCTGAAGTTGACCTTCATAATCTAGTTTTGTGGAATTCTTTTAGTCATCATATTGCTGTAACTCAGTTTGAAAATTTAACTAACCTTAGAATGTCTTACATAGATAGAACAAAAACAATGCATAAAGGAACATATCTGTTTACATTAGACTGGCATAACCCAGATACAAATGTTTTAGATGATGGATATTCAGAAAGTCCAGCAGACCATAAGTGTGGACATGTTATACAAAGAGACGATGGAAACTTTGCTATTCAACCTAACAATAGGGTTCGTATCTATGAACCATCATTTACTCTTGAAAAAGAATACTTAATTGATAGAATAATCAATGAAAGAAAATATGATGTTGAAAATCAAGATAAATGGATCATGGAAAACTCTGATAGGTTTGACTATGATATTAATTTAAACCAGGTTGACAAATAACGATATGGCTGCTAAACTGTATACATCAGAAGTCTTTATGCGTAAACGATATGTTATCGATAAAAAGACTCCAGAAGAGATTGCCAAGGAGTGTGGATGCACAGTGGAAACTATTTACGTCTACCTTGCTAAGTTTAAACTAAGGAGATCAAAAAGATGAATAAAGACAATAAAGAATTTACAAAAGAAGAGATATATAATTCCTATGATATATTAAATTTAGATCAACCAAATATGGGATTATCCCATGCAGAAAACTTTGTTATTGATATTTTAGATCAAAAAAGAAATGGATACTACGTTGAATTAGGGGCCTACCACTCAAAAATTATAAGTAATACGTATCAACTAGAAAATATCTACGGTTGGAAAGGTGTGTCTTTTGAAATTAGTCCTAAACTTCATGAAGAAATAACTGCAAACAGAAAAAATCCATGTATTCTTGGAGATGCAACACAATTTAATTATATTAAGTATTTTGAAGAAAACAATTTTCCAAAACAAATTGATTTTTTGCAAATAGATATTGATGCTGGATATGATCTACTAGGTAGACCAAATGGAAATCCACATCTTTCTTTGTTAGGACTTCTTGCTATTCCACTTAATACTTATAGGTTTTCAGTAATTACATTTGAGCATGACATGCGTAGTCATTTTAAATTGCAACCTCAGAGAGATGCAGCAAGAGAAATTTTAAATTCTTTAGGCTATGCATTAGTTCAAAAACATTCACACGAAGATTGGTGGGTAGATCCACTGGTTATTCAATATCCAAAATTTATGAAATATTTTGGTGTGCACGGAGGATCATGAGCGATAATTTAAACATTACGGTTGATCAAGTTAGCCACCCAGCACACTATACAACAGACCCATCTGGTGTTGAGTGCCTAGAGATAACTAGGCATAGAAATTTTAATATAGGTAATGCTATCAAGTATCTTTGGAGAGCAGGATTAAAAAACGAAGACAAACATGTTGAAGATTTAAAGAAAGCAATTTTTTATATTCAAGATGAAATCTATAGAATTGAAGGATTAAATCATGTCAACTGAAGTTGAACTTATTGAACATCTAGATCAGATTAATAAAGTAGTAGAAGAATATTTAAAAGGTAGCGACCCAACTAAAATATCAAAAGATTTAAACATGCCTAGAGTTAGAGTTGTTGCACTTATTAATGAGTGGAAAGTTATGGCATCTGCTAATGATGCAATTAGAGGTAGAGCAAAGGAAGCATTAGCAGCAGCAGATCAGCATTACGGAAAGTTAATCTCTAAAGCCTATGAAGTTATTGATGAGGCTGGATTAAATAATAATCTTGGAGCAAAGACTAATGCAATTAAATTAGTATTAGATATTGAATCTAAAAGAATTGATATGTTACAAAAAGCGGGATTACTAGAGAATAAAGAATTAGCAGAAGAGATCTTAGAAGTTGAACAAAAACAAGAAGTATTAATTGGCATTTTACGTGATATTGCTTCTGAATATCCACAGGTAAGAGATGAAATTATGAAAAGATTATCATCTATTGCTAAAGACAATGAGGTAATAACAATTGTCCACGATGTTCAATGAGTTTTTAGAAGTACTTGAAGACAATAATTTTTTAGAAATTCCAGTAGATGCTAAAACATTTATTGAGTCTCCAAACTATTTAGGTCAGCCACCATTATCAAAAATACAATATGAAATTGTTGAAGCAATGAGCCAAATATACAAGCAAGAAGATTTAGAAAAAATAATGGGAACAGTGGAAGGTAAAAAATATTATGACAAATTTACTAAAAACGAAATTATTCTACAACTTGGGAAGGGTAGTGGCAAAGACTTTACTTCGACTGTGGCTTGTGCCTATATTGTTTATAAGTTACTATGTCTTAAAGACCCCGCAAGATACTTCGGAAAACCAAGCGGAGACGCAATAGATCTTATTAACGTTGCTATAAATGCTCAACAAGCAAAGAACGTTTTTTTCAAAGGGTTTAAAAATAAGATTGAAAAATCTCCTTGGTTTGCAGGAAAGTATAATGCAAAAGCAGACTCTATTGAATTTGATCAATCCATAACAGTTTATTCTGGACACTCAGAACGAGAATCACATGAAGGTTTAAACTTATTACTTGCAGTACTTGATGAAATTTCTGGATTTGCTTCTGAAGTTGGAACTGGTAATGAACAAGGAAAGACTGCAGAAAACATTTATAAAGCCTTTCGTGGTTCCGTAGACTCTCGTTTTCCAGATCTTGGAAAGGTTGTATTGCTTTCTTTTCCAAGATATCCAGGAGACTTTATATCGGAAAAATATGATAGCGTAATTGCTGAAAAAGAAGTTGTTGAAAAAACCCACAAGTTTATTTTAAATCCAGAACTAGGAGATACTCCAGACAATTCATTTGAAATTTCCTGGGATGAAGATTATATTATTTCATATAAGTTTCCTGGAATCTTAGCATTAAAAAGACCAACATGGGAAGTAAACCCAACAAGAAGTATTGAAGATTTTAAACATGCGTTCTATACAGACTTAGGTGATGCAATGATGCGTTTTGCATGTATCCCAACATTTTCATCAGATGCGTTTTTTAAACAAAAAGATAAGTTAGTTAAGTGTATGACCCTAAGAAACCCATTAGATTCTAATAGAAGGTTTGATGAATCTTTTAAACCAGATCCAGACAAAACATATTATATACACGCAGACCTTGCACAGAAGCATGATAAGTGTGCTGTTGCAATTGCACACGTTGATAAATGGGTTAACATTCAAGTTATTAAAGACTATGAACAGGTTGCACCAGTTGTTGTTGTAGATGCTGTTGCATGGTGGGAGCCAAAAATCGAGGGACCAGTAAATTTATCTGAAGTAAAACAATGGATTATTAACCTAAGAAGGCAAGGATTTAACATCGGTATTGTATCTTTTGATAGATGGCAATCCTTT